TTATAAGCAATCTTTTTTATATCTTCCAATGGAAGTAAGAAATCATGTTTAAAACATATTAAAGTATCATCTCCATAAACCATCAATTGATAATACTTAGGTTCAATTCCAAGATCCTCCATTATAACAGTCCAATTAATCCAATTCACAATACTACCAATAACTGTTGTAAATGGAGATCCCGTAGCAATACTTTTTTTAACTCTATATAATAAACCACCTGGAATAACTATATTCTTATAAATAAATCCAGAAGCGTAATAATCAAATAATTTATCCATTTCAGGATTATCATTATAACAACTTCTCAATATAGCCCAAGCTGCCTTTAAGACTTCGGTTCCAGTATGTTGATCAAATCTTTTTAGATCACACTCAATCACATACTTGTACTTACTCAACTCATCGTCGAAGTACTTAAATTTCCCGTTCATAAAATCAATTCCAGTTAGAATCTCGTTCCCAGAGTATTTCTTATTAATGTTAATTATTCCTTTATAGAATTCACTAACACATGCTAACCCAGCAATCTTTGAAACAGCATCTGGAACAATAAGAAAACGTGATCTTAAAATTTCATCCATCACAGCTTTCTGCGCTCTACATCTCCCGCCAACAGTCCAGATTGTCCTATCACTACACATTTCACTCCTAGCTTTTCTTACTATTTCATAAGCTGGAAATCTAAGTAGATGATCTGCATGCCTCTGCTTTACATTCCTGCCAAAAAGACACTCAGGAATAAAACCAACACTTGAGTCCCCATTTACAGGTACATGAAAACAATCTTCAGGTAAAACTTCTCCACACTTTGGTAATTTTAATTTATAAAGACTCTTTTTAACTTTTTGTAATAACTCTTGTGATGTATACTTCTCCTTAGTAAAGTTACAAAAAATTTGAAACTCAGCTTGTTGACTAGCCCACCCAGGAGATATAACACATCTTTCTGGAACCCCAACATCAATTCTTTTCCAAAGGGAGTTATGATTTACCCTTAAGTAATTCTTAAATCTAGTCACATTTATATCTTCACTTCTTACTTTTTGAGGTTTATATCCAGGTAAGAAAGGTGATTTTCCTAAAAACTTACAACTTAACCCAGGCTTAATTGGAAGCGCATCATAACACTCTTTTGTTAAAACAACTTTATATTTCTCACTTCTATAACTAACTCCATCTATATCGTGATACTCATAAAGTCTCTCAGTCATCTTTTTTGGTAAAATGCCGAAAACTTTGAAGTCATGAAAATAAGGATTGATAGGTTGTAATAAAGGTTTATGCTTAATAACTTTCTTCTTAAGCCAATTCTTAATATGAAAAGCATTCTCATTATAAGGATCCTTACTTACACTTAATTTTTCATAGAATTTAATAACGTCTCGAATAGTATTAACGTCAAAATTTTTCCTCCTTATATGATGACGATGATAATTATTCTTAATTAGATTTCTCATTTTCTCAGAAATTCTTGGAATTCCTAATTTTTCTAATTCGTTTTCATTCTTATTAAAATTATTTAACCATCTCTCACTTACATTTCTTAAAACCTCTACATCAACGACATTATTTACTTTACCTCAAAAGGATCCTCAAAATCTTTAAACTCACCCTTATTTTTAATTAAATTCTCAAAACATTTCTTCTTATATTCAAGAACTACCTCTTTTCTTATTATTCTGATTTGATCATCTTGCTCAAGAACAAAGATATTTCTCTTTTCAGATATAGGAACATCATCAATAGTTAAAGTCGAAACGAGTGTATATTTACTATAAGTTTTGAGCTCTCTTCTCACCTCATTATCTAATTCAGAGATATTTCTTTTATACTCTTCTACTAATTCTTTAACCTTACGATCATGTTTAGCATAAAAGTCTGATAATCTCTTACTCTCATTTAAAACAATATCTTTAACCTCATCAGGTACACCTTCAAGTAAACTATGTTCTGGTAACCTATTAATTTTATCAAACTCAGCCTTTAAATCCCTAAACCATCTCCTAACCTTCTTATCCTGTGAAACAACTGAGTTAAATTTTTCAATACTCGTAATACCCTCAATACCAAATTTATCTTTAAATTCTTTCAAGATAAACTTTTTTAAAAAACTCTGAACGTTTAGATGGTTCCGTGGCCTTAAATTTCTCTATATCAAAATTTACAAGAAGTGCTTTAGTCATAGTGCGGTTTTTAAATTATATTATAAATATTTGTCGTTTATCATAAAGACTAAAATCCTTGAAACTCTTTGAATGATAATCCTCAAGGGAGGACCAATGAATACGCCAATCTCTT